CTTTGGTAAGGTTCAACCAAATTGTCAAATAGTTATATGACCCTGAAGGAGGTAAGGTTCCACCTAGAACCATACCCGATCCCTCAGCGAGGAGTGTCCAATTCCTCCGCTAGACCATCGACTTCTTCAGACATCGTTTCAGATATCCTTGAGCTTGTCTTAAGCTTACGGCTGTGTCGTCCACTACCGGTATACCAGTAATGGCGGGGGGTTGCCCCGAAGCGGCTGAGTCAGTAACTAACTATATTAAAAGCGTATAGGGGTGGACCATCTATTGTAGGGACGAAGGTCAAGAGAATTAAAATCAATATCATCAACGAATCTATAACAGTATTTCCTTAATCTCTGATTAAGAACTCTGAAAATATCCGGTGAATACTGAAAAACTCTCTCTGTTGAGACTGTGTCACTAAACCAGACTTGAGGTGTCTTATAGCCATCTCTAGCTCGGTAAAGTTTCGCAAGAGTCTCACCATTCTGACCAACAACCCTATCCCCAATGCTATTTATCTTTAGATCGTAGAATCCGATACCGTTTCCTCTTTCTAAAGATCTTCCGTCTCTAATCTGAGGAACTCCGGGATAATCTGTTAAAGACAATGCCAAAACCTTCTGCTCGCGAGTAGAAGAATTTGCATCGCCAAACAGCCCAAAACCCCCAGCTGAGACGGGAAGGAACCAAGCTCTCTTAGACCTTTTGAGCTTATCTAGATTCTGTAATATGAAGATTTCGGAGATCTTCTCCTTAGACGTTGGGTCTAAGAAGAAGGACCTCTCCAGCTTGGAGGCGAGTGAAAATAACTCTCTCTCCTCTTCAAGTGGTTTCAGATCATTTCTAGTATCGGAAATGACCTTGGAGAAGCCAGCAATCAAACCAAGATCGATCTGATTGGACTGACTCACACCCTTGACAAAAGGGCCTTCATATTCAGGAAAATAGATTGTCGAATTTATCATAATGAACTCCCTAGATTGAAAGTTCTTGCCAATGGAAGGGGTCAGACCGACCTCCACCATAGTAGACTTCCAAATATCATAAAGAGTTTGGTCAGATTTGAAGACAATATCGTCTCCATTAATCATCAGACCAAAATTCGACAGCTCATCAAATCCTACGGAACGTCTTAAATATGTTTCAACAGAGACCCAGAATCCAGCTAAATTTGCTACGCAAAGCGCGTCAAAGGAAGTTGG